GGTGGTGGATACCCAATGGAAACAAAGTACCCACCACCTAGCCCTAGCACTGCTCAAACAGTGTCTAGGAATCCTATTTAAGCGCTCTGAATTGTTGCTCGAAATGCTCTGGCGTTTGGTCAGCTAACTCAATATGCAGCCAATTAGGCGAGCCTTGGTACGAGCCTGCATTGTCTGTGGCTGTAAAGATTTTGACACCAGCTTTGCCTTCGCCTCGACTACAGCGGTAGCCAGCGCCGTATTCGCCGTAGGCGTACCAGTGCATTTCGCACAGTCCTAAGGCTTTGCTGTTGGCTAGGAACCAGTCCCAGATAATACGTGCCTGGGCTTCGTCTTTGTATTTCAGATCAGCTGCATATCCGGTGGCGTGTACAGAGAGTCCTGCGTTGTTTCGCATTGGGCGGTTGGCGTATGTGCCTAGTGATGTCATGCCCCAGCGTTTGCCACAAAGTTCTACAAGTTTTGCGGTGACGGGTTGTGTGCCTTTGCCATCCCATGATGGGTAGTACGGGTACGGTCTAACGGTCATGGTGCTGGTGGGTCTTTAGGTCGGTCTTTGAGGCCATTTCCTGCTAATACCCCCAAGAGCCCACCTGTAAGGGTGGCGAGCATTGGTGACAGTACAGACCATGCAGCGTCGTCATTGGGGCTCACATCGAGAGGCTGTGTCACAAACAGCAAGCCGTATAGCAATGCCAAGATAGAAGCAAGAAAAGCGAGTGTTAAACCGATGGCTACGACAAAAATAAGTCGTGCTTTAATTTCTTCGTTTGTGTGTCTGTTGTCTGGTTTCATACGCACTTTCCGCCTGTCCCGTATGCGGGGGCTGGTGTTGTTGGGGTGATTGTTTCGGTCACGCCTCGTAGGGCTTTGTTTTTGGTTGGTGAGCAGTTAAGGCGTTCACGGTCTGCACAGCTTGTGAGTGTTATGAGGGTGGCGCTAATCAGCAGTAGGCGTTTCATTGGTGCCTTCTAATGTCCAGCCACTAGCAAGTAGTGCTTCGTATTCTTCTTGCGTCATTTCTCTGACTTCGTCGTCTATTTGTATGTTTGGTCGTGTCATGCTTTATGCCTTTCGGTATCCGTAAACGGTAATGGTGCCACCTGTAATTGTTCCACTACCAGTTTTAATTGAAAATGCGGTATATGAAGTTGTGTCAGGCAAATAACCAAATACTGGACCTGCATCTCCGCTGGCAAACTCTGATGAAAAAACTTTTGTATGTTTAGCAAGAAAAGGACTCATTACATCTATATGTGAGTCAAACCCTGTTGTGTCGCCATTTCCACAATATTTAATTTCAGTGCCACTCGAAGTACCTTCTGCGGTGACTGTATTGTTATAAGAACCGTAGAGCAGTTGCCATTTGTATCCGCTGACTGTTGCGCCTAAACGAAATTGTAAATTGAGAGCCACGCTGCAAGTGCCACCTGTGATTTTTATTAAATAGTTGTCATAAGTGGTGCTAAAAGCATCAGACACGGTAACGCTAGAAACTGCACTACCAATCGTTTGCGACTTGACAAACACCAGCCCTGAGTTGGCTAAATACGTATTCGTATCGGCAGCCGTCAGCACCTCACCCGTAGTAAAAGTCTTAATAGCCATAATCAGTATCCTAATCTGTTGTAGTCAAGTCGCCCGAACACCGTGTTGTTTAGAAGCAGATAATCGTTCAGGGCATCGCCAGACACGAAATACGTGTATCGCGAACCAGCAGGCGTAGCCGAAATAGTGACACCCTCAACAATGCACTGAAAAGTAGTGCCACGAAACGCCACAGACACCTGCGCCCCAACCATTGTGGAAGCCCCCGCAGAAACGCCAGCACCAATCTGGTCAAGCTTGAAAGTGTTTTGAGCCTCAGCCGAACACGAAAACGAGCCGATAGCAAAAGTTTGCCCACCATAAGCACCGAGCAAATAATTAGCAAAGTCTGTGGCCTGGCTAGTCGAAGCGTTAAAGGTGTTGGTCTGTAATGTCCGGTACGGCTTCACCGCGCCAGCCTGTGTCACCGTCTGAGCTGCAAAACCCTCAGGGTCTACCGTTACTTGCGTGTAGTAGTTGTCCGCAAGGCTTATGAAGTCAATCTGGTCATATACCTGATTAGTGGCATCGTTCGCTGTATCACTGAAATTGACCGCCGAGACTGTGTAGTCAAAAGGTGACACCACAAGCACACCTGTAGTTTGTGCGTCAATCATGCGTGAGTTAGTGGTCATCAGTGATCTGTTGAGCCAGTCGCCCCAAGTGCCCGACACGGTGGTGCCAGCCATGTCAGGGCTAGAAGCCAGGCTGTACACCATGTTTACGCCTGATTGTGAAGAGGCCGTATTTAACTGAGAAGCAAAAACAGCAGCTGCCATTGCGTAGCCACCACCTTGTGCACGACCTAATCGAGCAAAGGAACACTCAACAGAAAAGTCTAGAAAGTCAGCGTTGCCGACACCACCAACATAGGGGATGCCGTACTTAGCTGAGACATTGTTAATGGTTCCTATCAGGGTGTTTTTGCCTGATGTTGTATTGACAATCTTTATAAATGTGCCAGTAACTAGAGAAGCAATTGGCGATGCAAAACCTGTCGGGTAGCGCAAAGACACAGAAGCGGTAGAAGCGCTGTACTGGCTTAACTGTTCACGGCGGCCAATGTTTACAGTGATGTTTTGCACATTGGTCAGCGCTGTATAAGTTACATTGTCTGTGCTGTACGAAACTGTGTAGGTCTGAATAGCCATTAGTAGATGTTGCTCACCGCAATAGGTACAGATCCGTTTTGTCGCATATAGGTGCGTAGGGCATTGACTACTGATTGTGGGTCGCCACCGTTTACGTTAATAGTGACGCCACCACCCATACTGCCCATTTTGGACAATGGAATTACAGCCTCTGGGCCAGCCTCGCCAATCAGGGCAAAAGTAGGGCTAGTGACAATGCCACCGGTAGCCATTGCTTTGTAGTCAAGTCCTGCAGGATTAGCGCCACCAGCTGCACTACCTTCGCCACCTAAACGGCCAAGGCTGATCTGACCTAGCGAGCCAATGTCTTTGCCTGGCTTAATCAGGTTTATGCCCTTGATAACTACGTTAATCATTGTGATAAATGCGTTGGCCATGAACTCAAAGTTACGCGCCACCTGATTGACCACCGCATTGACTACAGCGCGGAAAGTATCAAACCTTTTGTAAGCCATGACTAGGGCAACACCTAAAGCAACTATGCCAGCCGTTATCAGCACTGCAGGGTTTAACGCCATAGCAGCATTAACCAGTACAACAGCAGCTGCTAAAGCACCAAAAGCAACAGCGACAGCAGTAATCAGTGTTGGGTTGTCTTGTGCCCACGTGGCAAACGATTGCAAGACCGGCAGAGCCTTTTCAAGTATCGGCAAGAGTGCAGCGCCTACACCTTCTTTAGCCTCACCAAGGGCAACGCCTAAACGCTTCATCGAGCCTGCAGCAGTGTTAGCGGAATCAGTTGCAGCACCGCCAAAAGTGACAGCCATCTCAGCCATAACTTCTTCCATGCTTGCGCCGTCTTTAATCATCTGGCGTAGTTCTGGTGACAGTTTTGCTAGGGCAGTCATGTTGCCGCCGTATGCCTTTTCCATTGCTTTAGTGACAGTTTCGAGGCTGATGCCCTTGGCCGCTGCAATGTCCATAGCAAGTGTGGCAGCCTTTTGGGCTTCCTCGATATCCATAGTTGCCCTGACGAGTCCGGCCATACTCGGCCTCAAATCGTCATCGGTCACGCCCTTTTGTTTACCTGCCGCCGTTATAAACGCTTCAACACCAGCAATTTGTGCATCGGTGGCTGCAGTGGTTTTCTGTAGCTGACGCGCCAGCATTGCCTGTGCTTGCTCATCTTCCATCGCACCCTTGACAGCATCACCAAGACCAGCAACTAAACCACCAAGCGCTACTGCTGCGTATTTGTTGGCTTTACCTAGCGCATACTTAGCCTTGGCTTGCGCGCCTTCTAAATCCTTAAAGCCCTTTTCGGCTTCCTTCAATCCCTTCGGGTTGAATTGCGTAACGATTGGTAGGTAGATAGCCATTAGCCAGATGTCCTTGCTTGTAGTGCTCGATTAGCGTCAGCGATTACTTCATCCACGGCTTTCATAATGTCAGCGGTGCCTTGCTCTGCAATGAACGCACGTGATCGCCACAAGCCGCGCTGGGGCCTGCCAAAAACACTGGCAAGCAAATCAGAAAATTGGCTGTTGTTTTTTGTGCCTGCCTGGCTAAACATTGCCCCAGCTGCGCTTTTCTGCACCAGCGTTACTAATGGTGTCACACCTGATCGAGCGCGGCCACCCACCATGATTTGCACACCTTTGTCTACAGCAGTCTTGTTGTAGCCCAGCCTGCCTTTGTTGCCCCAGCCACGAATCATGCTCACACCAATTTCTGATGGGAACTGCTTACGGCCTTCCTCAAGCATTGCCGGGCTACTGGCCTTAATCTTGGCTGCAGCCTTAAAGCGCGCTGACTTGTCTAACTTGCTTAGCTCTGACAGTGCCTGTTTCAAGCCTGTAATTTCGGCAGTAGTTTCAAGGCTCATGCTTTGCGGCTTTCGTTTAACAGCTTAATCGTGGTGTTCAGATCAGCAATATCAAACTCTACAGCAGGTGGCCACCAGCCTGTGGCTACTAAGAGACTTGCTAGGGAATGGCGGTAGGTTCCGCTTGGGTAGGGTTTGCCGGGTCATTGTCCACCACTTCCAAAGTCACTAAGCGTTTAATGAAATCGTCGAGCACTACGGGCACTGTGATGCCAGCGACTTTGGATGACTCGTACGCCATAAAGGCTAAGTCCTCAATGCTTATGCCTTGCTCACCAATGGTGCTTGACTTGCGTTTGTATTTGCGTTCCCACTGCACAATGACAAAGAGGCTGGTTGTGACTTCGTACGGGCCTTCGCCCGCGTCTACCTTTAGGGTTAATTTCATGTCGGGTTCCTTTGGTTATGGTGCTGTGACGTCTCGCGTGTAAGTTCCGCCAATGAACGAGGCGGTAATCATTGAGAGCTCTCCAACCGACCCTGTAATCGGCGTGTAGTCCACGAGCTGCATGTTGATGATTGTGAACTCTGGGTTAGATGCTGATTCTGTGACGCCTGATGGCGAGATGG